ATTGATGTGTCTGCATTAATTTTACAACGCACATAGGTTCCTTTAAGATCTTCCCAGTTTCCAACTTCAAGAACTTCCATTAACTTCATTATCGCACTAAAACCAATTGCTGTTCCTACTCGTTCCCCTTTTTCTTTATTATAAGTATCAAGAGCATACCCACCAAAAGAACAACCACCACTCTCCATTTCAATCCACAAGGAACAAGTAAAGACAGGAATATCTTTTGTACCTAATTCAGTTTTAATAATTTTACCATTCACAATATTTTGCATTATTTCTTCACTTCTTTCTTTGACATAATTTTGTCGTATATTACAATTGAAAAAATACAAATTGTAATAAAAATATAGATAATTGCTAAAGGAATCAAGCCCGCCCACCAAGGAATGTTTGGAAAGAAATCTAACGTTTTACCTAATACAAAAAGAATTGTAAGAAAAACAGCAATACAAATAATTTTAAACATCTTCATTATTAATATCCTCCTTTTATACTGTGTATAATAATATTATATACTGTTCATATAACCGTGTAAAGCTATTTTCTTTATTCTTTTTAAACTTTATTTCCGCATAAAGGACAAATGGAAGGCATTTCTTCTTTGAGTTTTTCTTCTAATTTAACAATTTCACCAATAACAGAAAGGATTGTTTCTTTAACAGAAGATAACGCAGTTTTATCAGATTCAATTTGAGTAATTACAGTATTTACTTCGCGGACACCTTGTGCAATTCCTATCATTTCATCAAGCAGTACAGAACAAGCATCAACATCTTTTAATTCCTCAATTTGTTCAACAACAGCATAATAAGGTTCAAGTAAAGAAGCAAACTGTTCTTGCTCTGTTTCGTATGTAATTATTTCTTTTATTTCTTCTAAAAGAGAATTAACAACTTTTTCAGAACTTAATTGATCTTGAAGTTGCCCCACTTGTGAAATTATAGAACTGATATTATCTATTTCGTTTGCAACAACAGATAGATAACTGTCTATCTTTTCACAGATAGATAACTGTCTATCTATAATATCTATATCAGCATACTTTTCAAGTTCTTGTTCTGACTTTTCTTTATCTTCTGTATAACGCTCAATATTTTGTTTTGCTGTTCTTTCTTTACTATGCAGAAGTTTTAATGCTTTATCTATATTTTCAAGATGTGCTATTTTATTAAAATATTGCGCAACTTCTCCTGAACTTATATCAAGCAAAAAAGGTCTATCAAACTGCTGTTGGAAATTAACTTCACCCATATTTAATGCACGTACTATCTCTTCTGGAACTTCTGTTTTAAAAGCTGTAAAAGCAAGTGAATCAAGTTCATATAACTGCTTGCTTTTTTCACGTTCTCTTACAATTGTACAATCGTCTAACTGTAATTCTACTCTTGCTTGTTTATCAGACCAATAAGAACAAAAAGCATCACCCACAGGCCTGTTGTACATAAGCCATTTTAAAGCTCTAAATACAGCAGACTTTCCTGAATCTGATGTTCCTATAATAATATTGATACCAGGAACAAAATCAAATTCAGTATCTTTATGAGATTGAAAATTCTGTATCTTTAATTTTTCAAACATTATTTTTCCTTTCCTTCATTGTCCGTTATCTTTTTCAATAAATCAAAAAACAAATCTGCTTCAAGTAAAACATAAGGTTTCTGTTTATTCTTTTTCATAACAAGCAACCAATCTGTATTTGGATAAATGTTTTTACTTGCTTGTTCTATCCAAGAAGAAATAGACCATGTTTCCTGTGATTTGCATTCAACAGAAAAAGGAAAAACTGCAAGTACTTTCTTTTCAAGACGAATATCAGGTCCATTTTGTCCCATAGGTCTTGATTCTATTTCACAATCAACTCCGCATTCAAACCCTGTTAGTTCACTAATTTTCCTAGCAACCCATTGCTGAAGACGACGCCCTTTCGCTTTGCGTGAAGCAACAGAAATAACCATTAACTGTTATATTCCTTTACATAAAGATTGGAGAATCCTTCTTTCTTTTTAAACCAACACCTTGCTAGTGTTTCCTCAAATCTTTCTTTAGTGAATTTATTGCAATGCATACCTTTTGTTTCTGGGATTAAGTCGGTGGGTGACGGGTCTATATACACGCCGTTTTGTGCTATTAGATCCTCATTTACGGCATAGAAAGGTGTTTCGATGGCAAGTATACCGTCTTTAGTAAGTATGCGGTGTACATGTGCGAGAACCGCCTCAGCTTCGGTCCTAGGCAAGTGCTCTATAACATCAAGCATAATAACAACATCTATAGTTCCTGAATGCATATATGGAAGAAATTCTAGTACATCACTGCAAATCAAATGTATAACGCAATTAGGTGTATTTGGACCTAAAAATTCTTTTGCAATACTGACAGCACTTGGAGAAAAGTCAATCCCAAAACATCTTCTTGCACCCTGAACACGAGCATACTTTAAAGCTTCTCCTCTACCAAAACCAATATCCAAAACATGTGAATTTATAAAATTAATCCCATTTAAAAAATTACAAACACGGCGAGGGACTTTTCCTTCCATAAATTCTTCGATACCAAGCACACCATAATTCAAAGGCGTATAAGAACCATCTGGATTATATTTGCGATGAAGATAATATTCTTCTGTGTATTTTTCCTCAAGATAGCCCATTAATTTTTCTCCTTTCGTTTTGAATCAAATTGTGATTCTATTTCACGCCAAACTTCAATAACTTCAGCCTTCAAAGCTTCTTCTAAATTATTTGATTCAATATGATTAATTGCTTGTTCAAGACTTTTGCCTACTTTCTCTCCACCAAGAACATACGTGGAAGCACCCAACATCTTTTTAAGATATATTAAATTATCTCGGACATCATCAATCCCATAATCAAATATAATTGTTATTGAAGCAGAACGATAAGGCTTATTAACAGAATTCTTTACGACTGTAATTTCAGTGCAAACACCAACAACACGTTCTATTTCATTTCCATGGAACATTTTTTTAACTTTTAATTTTTTAGGGTTACTACATTTGAGTCTAACAGAAGCATAAAAAGCAAGGGCTTTTCCTCCAGGACTGACTTCCTTTTCCCCATAAGGACCTGCATCCATGTTTTGCCGTACCTGGTTTGATCCAACTACTAAAAATCCTTTTTGGGTAATTACTCGGCATACCTTCCGCATTGATTCACTGAACTCTTTTGCCCGGCGCATACCCATCTTATCTGTTCCATCCATTTCCATATCCGTGGACAATGCCGCCATCGAATCTATAAATACACCATGCAATTTATCATCTGGTTCAGGTTTCCATTTACGTATAGGTTCAAATACTTCTGTTACGGTGTCTGGTGTATCATAAATAATTTCCTCAATATCCATACCAAACATTTTTGCAAATTGAGCGTTTAATCTTGCTTCAGGATCTCTAAACAATATTTTTCCACCTTGCTTAAACAAGTTACCTGCTATTTGACAAAGTACAACAGTTTTACCGGCTCCTGAAGGTCCAAATATTTCCACAAAAATACCGCCTGGTAATCCTCCTTCATAAAAAGTATCACCAGATATGTCAAGATCTAATAGTGTCGAACCTGTGGAGACTCTAGGAGAGTTTTCATCATATTCAAGTTGTTCTATTTCAGGTGTTTCTATTGCTTCTTTTCTTTCATCAGCTAATTTTGTTCTCATTTTGCCACTCCTTTTTAGATAGTAATAAAAAGGGCAAGGAAATAAATCCTTGCCCTTGAAAGAGGATTTAGGAGTTACTCACTGGCTTCGTAGCAATCATCCCACAACTTACAACCGCTACATTCATCAAAGGCATCATTGTCTTCCCCAAATTCATGTCTGTACGGACATTTCTTTGCTCCTTCTTTTACTTTCTTATCCTTCCCTTTATCTTTGCCTTTCTTTGCTACAGGAGCGTCATCATCGTCATCATCATCTTCAACAACAGGTGCTTTCTTGGCTGGAACTAGTTTATAACCTTTTCCTTTGCAAGGAGAACAAACACCGCCTTTTGAGCTCTTTCCAGAACCTCCGCAAGCAATACATTTAATTTTGACCATGCCTTTTGGAATTTCTTCTTCCTCTTCGTCTTCAAGATCTTCATCTTCATCGGAGTCATCTTCATCCTCAGAATCCTCTTCGTCGTCTTCCTCTTCCTCTTCCTCTACAACTTTTTTAGCAGGAACTCGTTTTTTATGAACAGGTTCCTCGTCATCATCATCGTCAACAGTATCGTCTTGTTCGACGACGGGCTTTGAAGAACGACCTCGTTTCTTTGGAGTAGGTTTTTCATCGTCATCATCATCGTCAACAGTATCGTCTTCCTCGTCGTCATCAAGAGATTTAACTTGATGCTTTTTGGATTTGCTAGAAGATTTGTGTTTTCCTTCATCATCTTCATCCTCGTCTTCATCTCCTGGTTCAACTTCGTAGAACTTAGCTTCAAGTTCTTTGTACGAAAGTATCTGCAAAACTTCATCGAGGTTAGGTACTTCTTTAAGAATACTTTCAGGATATGCTTCGTCTCTTTCCTGGAAGTCAATACGACCTATCCCTGCGTATTTATTCTTTGCAAATACTTCTTCTGTAAAACGGATACGAAGCGTTTTACCTTCTTCAAGATCTGGGAAGCAAGCATTGTCCTCATCTTCCTCAATTTCTTCGTTCAATTTATCCTGGAACAAGAACTGAGACATTTCCCAAACATGAGGAACTTCTTCAAAATCCTTAACACCCTTTGGAATGATAATATATAGATTTCGGCTCTGTGCATTGAGCGCCTGAAGCTCTTCTTTAGGAGCTCCTTCCTTCTGTCTTTTTGCTCGGAACTCACAAATTGGACATTTCTTACCTACGGATGTTGGGCAAACAACATATTCATTTGATACACCTATTCCTCTGTGTATCTTAAACGGTCGTTTATACCACTGCTGTCCAACTTCAGCAATTCCATATTCTGCATTTTTATCAGGGTGGTTAGGATCTGTTACAATGTATGGAAGAAAATCCATCTTAACTTTACTGCCAGGTGTTTCTTTAAACAGACGAACATTTTTAGGGAGAACAAAATACCCCATCTTTGATGCTTGTTTCTTCTGACGTTCTGTATCAACAGATACAGCCTTCTTCCACATACTCTGTTTCTTGCCTTTGTTTTTCTTCATTATTTCTCCTCCTTAGTTTTTTGCTATTCTGTTTATTAGATCTCGAATAACTACACTTTTCGCACTTGACTCCAAAAATGATTCTGAAAAAGCTTGGAACTTGGCATTCCAATACATCTTAACAGTAAGGAAAACAACAACTGGAAAAACAAAGTAAAATGTGAGACAGACAACAGCGATGCCGGCAAGTGCGACAAGTGAATTTGCTACCATTTAGTATTTCCTCCTTGTAAAAGCTCCTAACTCAGTTAGAAAAGCAGTACGCATCTGTACTTCGTTTGTCATTAGCATATCACACAAACGTCTAGCTTCAATAGTAACATCTTCTTTACGTTTTCCTTTTAGACCATCGGTATTGGGTTCTTCCAAAAATGGGGTAAAATCGTAACATTCAAGCAAATGCCTCCACTGATTTTCAATAAGATCTTCCAATGTCGGCATTTGAAATTGAACCTGTTTTGTCATAATAAGCTCGTACTTCCTAGGAATAGAAATATCCTCTTTTACATACTCTTGTCCTATTGCTGTTTTCTTTTCATTAGCAATAACTTGAATCCTTTCTAGAAAATACTTTTGTTCCTCCCGAGAAAAACGATTTGCCATAATTATTCCTCCCTTTTCCTTTTCATTTTTTCTGCAACTTTACTGCTTGCTCTTTGTTCATTTACTTCTGACTTCCTTTGGCGCATTTCAGAAAGATTATGCGGCACTTTTGGACCTGCAAAATACTGCATACCATATAACTTTACCATATTCTCAAGTGCATCTTTCCTTGCATTAACAGCTTCAGCGGCACCACGTACAACATCAAAATTATACTTGGCATTAAGAACCGCTTCTTGTGCCTCAATATACTCTGTTTGTTTAATCACCGTATTAAGTACAACAGACTCCGTTATCTTATCAACTGCAAATGCCGCAGGATCTTTCCGTATCCAACTATCAACTTCTGCCTTAACAAGATCTAACCTATCCTTTGCTCTGTCAAGATCCATTTTTGCTTCTGCTGACAATTTAGCGTACTTAAACATGAGTTTAGGTTGTTCCAACCACTCAATATCTAATGCTGAATCATCAATTTTCATATCATCTGCATAATTGCTTTCACGCATATTTTGTACCCTCCCTTTTTACGTAGTTGCATATTATATTATACTGTTAAAATGTGTTTCATTTAAGGAGAATTAGCTTTTAATTACAGTGTAACAGGCATAAGTTAAACCTGGAAATCCTGAATTATAAAACGGGTCAATAAACTGTTCCATTACGAAAGCAACATGATCATTTTCTGTCTTTAACAAAATTGCTTGACAATATCCAAGAACAGCTCGCCTAATTGTTTCTGCTTGCTGATCTTTTAAACCAGTTAAAATTGTAGATACTTTTTTCCAAGGTGTATGTCCGTTCGTTAAAGCACGACATAATTCAATTGCTTGTGATTGAACTTCTGCTGATTTTTTTGCTACAGATAACTGTAATTCAGAATCAACAGATAAAACAGAATCAAGTATCTGCAAAGCATTTCTTGGGTGACCCAAACTATCTTGAATTATTTGCTCGTACACAGCTTTATCAAGTGTTGCTCCTTCTGCAATTACTGTTCTTTTTAAAAGACGATACATCTCCTTATCTGTTAAAAGATTCATTTCAAAAATAGAACATCTTCCTTTAATTGT